ACGATCATGGTCGTGCCGTCGTCCGTCTCGACGTAGGCGTGCACCTCGTGGAGCCGCCCGCAGCGGTCGCACTCGCGCGCGTTGCCGCTGCCAGGGATCGCCGCCCACTTGCCGTCCGCGATTTCCTCGTACTCGCGAGTGTCCACGACGCGCAGGATCTTCATCGGACCACGTCCGGCAGCAGCGTGAGCGCCGACGCATCCCAGACCCGCTCGACGCTCGCCTCCATCATCGGGCGGTACGTGCGGTGCGTGAACACCGTATCGTACTTCACGTCGCGCTTCTCCTCGATGCCTTCGATGTTCGCGCAGTCCACTCCATCGCCGAACAGATCGCGCGCGGCGTACTCGCAGCCCTCGAAGATGTCCCAGTAGACGAACCCGTCGAATCCGAGCCGGCGCGCGACGGCCTGGACCGTCTTGGAGTCGAAGAACACGTAGGCGTCGGCGGCGATGCGATCCGCGACCTCGAACTTCTCGTCGGCGTACTCGAACTCGTCGCGCATGTCGCGAATGAGCGAGTCACTCATGTCGAACGAAAGCTCTCGATCGTCGGGATCGATCTCGCCCCCGTCCTCGTCGTACACAACGTAGCCGAACTCGCCCCCCGCGGCCTTGCCCATCATCCGGTTGTGCAGGTAGTTGAACACCTTGCGCACCTCGTCGTCAGCGATGCCGTCGGGCTCGCCGTAACGAAGCGCGCGCATGATGTCGCCGACGCTGCCTTGGTTTTGGTCGAACACGAGCGGGTTGCGCATCGCCAAGTGCGCCGCGTGCACGGTGGACGTTTCGATGAACCGCGCTTTGGTTCGCTCGCGCAACGACGAGAACGGATCGGCAGGCACCGCCGACCAGATCAGCGCGACCGCGATTGCGTCGGTCCACGACTGGGCGCCGCGCACGCCACCAAGGTCGCGGCGCTGCGTGCCGCGGTAGTAGAGCCTCTCCGGGTCGAGCGCGGCCACGATCCGTCTCAGCCGTACCGGCGCCTGCGCACCGGCTGCCGCCGCGAGTAGCCGCTCACCGCGGTGGTCGCGCTCGGCTGCGCGTTGCTCGCGAACAACGGAATCCGCGCCGACGGTTCCTTCTCAGCAATCGGAAAGCCACCGTTGTGCTCTTGGTGACCGGGCGACACGAATGGCAGGAGGCCCGTGAGCACACCGAGCACCGAGTAGACGCCGATCGCTTGCAAGCTCATGGAGCGCTCTGACTCCGGCTCGTACATGACCAGCGCCATTTCGCCGAGCCCGAGGATCGCGCTCAGCGTGAGCGCAGTCGGCATATCGATCTTCTTCCCGCGACCCACCGCGAGGAAGCCGTTCGCGATACCGACGCCCATCGCGAAGCTGTACGGGTGATTGACCAGATCCTTGAACGTGATGGCCATGCGAGTCTCCTACTGAGCGACGGGGGGGCTTGCGGTCACTGGCAGCGCAGCCGCCATGTCGCGGACGCGAGCGTAGTTCCGTGCGTTGTAACCCATGGTGGTGAGGCCGAACAGAGCGAGCACGGTTCCACCGAACCCGCCTGCCTTCACGCCGCCCCAGATCATCAGCGGTCCGATGACGACCACATCCAGCAGTCGCACCCGCTGGCTTTTCATCGTCGCTAGCGGATCGGGCACGCAGGTCACCGGGGTGCCCACGTCGAACGCAACGGTGATTGGAACGTTCACGCGCATGGCTACTTCCGCGTCCCGTCCGGGGGGGTCTGGTCGCCCCAAAGCGCCGCGATGTGCTGATCGACCGCAACGTCCACGGCCTTCACCTGATCGCCCACCGGTCCGAGCGCTGCGAGTAGCGCATCGTGCGGAATGCCCTTCTTCGCCGCCCATGCCGCGACCAGCTTGCGAACCTCGTCCACGAGGTGCGGCGCTTCAGTGGCCAGAAACTGGAGTAGCGAGGCAACGAACGCGAGCGGCATATCAGCGTGCTCCCTTGGCCTGCTCGATGGCAGCGACAGTGCCCTGCTCGATAATGGCGAGCGCGACCACGGCGCGGCTCACGTCGGCGATGGTTTTCTTGCCCTGCTCGTACGCGACGATCGCGGCGGCCAACGCAGCGTGAGCCGCCGTCGCGGCGTCGATCGCATCCCACACCGGCGTCCACTTCGCGCGGACGGCGCGCACCGCGGCCTCCGCCTGCTCGCGCGTGCCGTTCTGCGCCTTGACCAGATCGACCGCCGAGGTCTGCTCCGCGCGGTACAGGGCGAGGGCGCCCGTCTCCGCGGTCTGCACCACAAGGCGCGCGGTGTTGGCGGTGACGGCCGCGCCGTTCAGCGCGACCTGCTCGGCGCTCGCGCCGCAACCCGACAGGGCGAGACTGGCCAGGGCGGCGGCAAGAGCAAAACGGAATCGAGGCGGCACGTCGGACACGGTACGGGGCGTCCCATGGGCCGTCAAGAAATCGGCATCGGGTGCCTCCGTGCCCGCCCGCCCGCACGCTCAACACCGGGGAAAGGGGGACAACGGCGGAGCGTGCGGGCGGGCCAACCCGAGGAGGACGGGTGCATGACTACCCGACGCCCGCAGTCTACGTCGCCTGGAGCGCATCGTCAAAGTCATCGAACTGCTCCATGTCCACGCCCCCGACGCGCTCGTAGAACCGCATGGTCGAGCCACGGAACTGCATTTCGATCGTGTCGAGCGGACCGTTGCGCTGCTTGGCGATGATTAGCTCCGCCTGCCCGGATTCCACGTCCTTGTCGTACATATCGGGCCGGTAGATAAACCACACGCTGTCCGCGTCCTGCTCGATGTTGCCCGACTCGCGGAGCGACGAGAGCTTCGGTCGGTGGTCCTTGCCCTGCTTCTCGGTGTCGCGGTTCAACTGCGAGAGCGCGATGACCGGCACCTTCAGGTCTTTGGCAAGCTGCTTCAGGCCGCGAGTGATGGTTCCGATTTCCTGCTCGCGTGAGTCGCCGCGCTCGCGCGTGCCGCGCATCAACTGGAGGTAGTCCACGCAGATCAGACCGAGGTGCTTGCACGGCACGCCCATGCGCTCAGCGGCGAGGTCGCGTTGCAGCTTCCGAGCACGAGCGCGTAGCTCCATCAACGCGAGGCCGGCCGTGTCATCGATCCAGAGAGGCATCTGCGTCAGGTCGAGCACCGACTGCCGTAGCTCCGCACGCTGCTCGACCTTCAGGACGTTGCGACGCACGTCACCCGTGTCGATGCCGCGCTCGGCGCACGCGAGGCGCATCGCGATCTGCTCCTTGGGCATTTCGAGAGAGAACACGGCGACCGCCTCGTCGCCTTTCCGCGCGACGTGCGCCGCCACGTTCATCACGAGGCTGCTCTTACCGTGACCGGGGCGCGCGGCGATGATGTAAAGGTCGCCCTTGTGCAGGCCCGCCGTTGCCTTGTCGAGTCGCGAGAACCCAGTGGAGACACCCGAGCCGGTCAGACCGAGCCGTTGCGCCTCCTCCATCCGGTCCACTTCGGCGGCCACCACCAAGCCCACGCGAGCGAACGCCGACACGGCGCCACTCGCACCTAGCTCGGCAAGCGAAGCCTCGGCGTTCTGCACTAGCTCGCGGGCTGGCACCGGCGTGTCGTACGCCTCGGCCGCGAACGTCTGGCACTGCGCGATTAGCTGTCGCTTCTGCCATGCGTCGCGAACGATCTCGGCGTACGTCGCGACGTTCGCAACCGCGGGCACCGAGTCCATGATCTGCGCGATGTACGGCGTGCCTCCGATCTGCGCGAGCCGATCCTGCGACTTCAACCACGTCGAGACGGTGATCACGTCCACCGGCTGGCTCGCCTCATGCAGCGCGGCGACAGCCTCGAAGATCCATCTGTTCGCGTCGGAGTAAAAATGCTGGACCTGCACGATGCCAGCGACCACGTCGTAGTCGTCGGGCTTCAGCAGGCTGGCACTGAGTACCGCCCCCTCGGCGTCCAGGTTGTGCGGGGGCACCCTGCCTTGCACGGGGCGGAGCGGAACCGGAGCGGATGTACTTTTCACACCAGGCTGCATGACGGCGACTTCCCGAGCGTTGTGATCGTGGCGAACGCGCCGACCAGATCGGCCAGGCTCCCGTGCGTGGTGATCAGTGTCGCGCGCTGCCGGTTCCATCGCTGGTAGAGCACGTCCTCCATGCGCTCTTTCAGCCACGCCTCTTTCGCGAGCTTGCCGGTGTCGAGGTTATCGAGCACGAGCAGGTCGGTGCGGCGCAGACGGTCCATCGGATCTTCGTCGTCCGAGTCGAACTTGTACCCCTTCATCGCCACCCGTAGCTCGTTCATGTCGGAGTACCAGAACCGCTTGCGCGGCATGGTCCGTGGGATGCCGCGCAGCATCGCGCAAGCGAGGTGCGTCTTGCCGCTCGCGTGCGGGCCGCAGAGCACGAGCCAGGGAGCGCCGCCCCCCTGGACCGCCTCAAGGAAACCGACCGTGGCGTCGAACGCTGCCTGCTGCGATTCGGTTTCGATGCGGAAGGCACCGAAACTGGATCCCCGGTAACGCTCCGGCACGTCCGCCAACCCCAGGCGCTGGCCAAGACGCCACTCGCGGTAGCGCTCGCAGCGCGCCGCCACCACGCGCTCGCCCTGCCAGACCGGAAGCTGGCCCGGCCGCACCAGCGAGATCACCTGGGAGCAGGCGGCGCCCGTCGGGGGGCAGCCCGCGCACATGGCCAGCCGCTGCTCGCATTCGGCGTACCAGTCCGTCGCCTCCGCGACGAGCGCCGCCTCAGTCCACCCCGCGGGGCAGCTTGCGGCGAGCAAGGGGTACCGCTCCCGCAGCAGCGCCTCTGGCCCCCCCGCCTCCCGCGCTGCCGTTCGTAACCCCTCCCGGTCCGCCTCCAGACCCACCAGAATTGCCGCCGGGTCCAACCCCGTTACCAAGCCCACTCGCTCCATGCCCGCCTCCGCTTTCCTGTCCAGTTGGAAGATTTCCTCTGCTCATGGAATTCAAAGCCTTGGGAGAGGCTTCGGTAAGGCTTGCGAAAGCCTTAGATCCAGATCCCGATCCCGATTCATATTTCTCCTCTGAGAGGGAAAGGCTTTCGGAAGCCTTTGCCAAGCCTTCCAGGGTTAGCTGCCCCGGGTTCCGCGGTGAGTCCAGGTCGGCATAGGTGTGCAAATGCACGCCGTTCTGCCTGGCAGCGATGACCGGCCCAAAGGTTCGGTTCCAGGCCCGTTGCATTTCGGCGTTCGCCAGGTTCACTCCGGCCGGCACGGTGTCCAGGTGGGCGACCTTGAGCGCGCAGTCGGGCACGTCCCGCCAGGCCCGGAACCAGCCGACTAGCTGGTTCGGGTTCGT